GCCTAACAACCTCTCGTCAATGCTCACTATAGGATCAGCAATGAATGTAGTATCCATAACAAATACCTTAAATTTTAATTAAAATTATATTGTAATTTTTATCACAATAAAGCAATAGTATTGCTAAAATTTATGGTACGGATGCAGGGTTTTGACTAAATGATTGATATAAAATGACTTTTTGCTTTGCGGTGGGTGTTTGCTGATTGTTATATATTAGTCTTGTGATGTATTTCTGGTTGTTTTTTTGCTCGGTTTTTTGTTTGATACTGGTTCATATTCACCTAAATATATAAGTAATGTAATAATGTTCTATTCGATAAGTTAACGAGGGGCTTACGCCCCTTTTCTTATGGGTTGTCAATTTTTGAATAGCGTAGCAATTCGATGTACTGCTGTAGCTCAACAGGGGAGGCGGCATTCTTGCTGTATGTTTTGAAACTCTCCGTTTCTCCTCTCGAATGTCCCAGAAGAAGGGCTATGCGATCTTCTGGGACGGGGTTTAACTTATCTCGACCAACCCCGCCCCTATCCAGAGTTTGAGCAACGAGATGCCTGATCGAGTGAAACACCTTGTTTTCCTGCCCTGGGAGAATGTCGCGTTTAAGTCGTCCAAAGCGGTTTACATGCCACGAGGAGCGCTTGCCGTCCTCTCTCTTGGTCACACTTGCACGGTAGAATAAAAAACCGTTGTGCGGCTTCTGGCAGCGTTCCAGAACCATTGTTCTAATCGCACTATGAAGTGGAACCAACCGCGCCGCATTGCGTGTCTTACCCTCCGTAACCTCGAAACATAGCACCCCCTCTACTTCACAGATATTGTCTGATTTTAAACTGGCTATTGCGATCAATGAAAACAGCGAAGGCGTGTACGTCTACCGCGCCGGCATCTGGGAGAAAACGTCTCTGCTTGAGCTGAGCCGCGAAATGGTGGCTATCTACAACGAGAACAAAACCAACTTCAGCAAGCGCGCGATCAACAACGTTATCGACGCCCTGAAAATCGTTATCCCGGTAATGGGGGAGCCGCGGCGCAGCCTGATCCCCTTTGCAAACGGCGTCTACGATATGGAAACCGGCATTTTCTCCGAACACAGCCAGGATAACTGGCTGACCAACCATAACGGCGTGACCTATACACCGGCGGTACCGGGCGAAAACCTCCGCGACCACGCGCCGAACTTCCATAAGTGGCTAAGTTACGCATCAGATAGAGACGCAATTAAGATGCAGCGCATCGCTGCTGCGCTCTTTATGGTGCTGGCGAACCGGTACGACTGGCAGCTGTTCCTCGAGATAACCGGGGAGGGCGGCAGCGGGAAAAGCGTCTTTACGCATATCGCCACGATGCTGGCCGGCGCGCATAACACCGCCAGCGGGAACATGGCGGCGCTCGACAGCGCGCGCGGGCGGGCGCAGTTCGTCGGGAAAAGCATGATAACGCTTCCTGATCAGCCCAAATATTCAGGAGAAGGCACCGGGATAAAAGCGATAACCGGCGGGGATGCCGTGGAGATAGACCCCAAACACGAGCACCAGTACACCGCCGTTCTGAGGGCGGTGGTTGTGGCCACGAACAACACGCCGATGATTTTCACCGAACGTGCCGGCGGCGTTTCCCGGCGCCGCGTAATATTCCAGTTTAACCGGCGCGTCAGCGAAGAGGATAAAGATCCAGACCTGGCAGAAAAGATATCCGCTGAAATTCCGGTGGTTGTTCGCCGGCTGCTGGCGAATTTTGCGAACCCGGAAAAAGCGCGGGCGCTTCTGCTGGAGCAACGGAACAGCGAAGAGGCATTAGAGGTGAAACAGAAAACGGATCCGCTGTATGCCTTCTGCGCTCACCTTGAGCGACTGGCTGATTGTGCGGGCATGATGGTAGGAAACCGCAATCCGCCTCACTATCCGCGAATTTATCTCTATCACGCTTATCTGGCATTCCTGGAGGCCAACGGTTTCGACAAGCCGCTGACGCTGAATAAATTCGCAGAGGGGATGGAAAGCGCGATGCGGGAGTTTAATCACGAGTACCGTAAGGAACGTAGAGCCCGTGGCATGGTGACTAACGTTGAACTTTCGGAAAGTGCGGAAGACTGGTTACCTCAGACGCATCCTGTAGCCGGTCATAAAGAATGAAGTTCAGATAAATATGGAGAAAGGTATACATGGTATACATCGAGAGAATAATTTATATATAAATCAGTGAAATAAACCATGTATACCTTGTTTTCAGGTATACACAGGGTGTACATGGTGTTCATTCTCTCATTAATCATCTGGTGGTTTATTGAACAGAATGATGTATACCGTGTACACCTGAAATCCCAAAATGTAGGCTGGTATTCATGGGTTAATATATTGTTTTATAAGAAATATATTGCCTTTATGAACACCATGTATACCTTGAGGGCAAATTCTTTAAAACGCATCCACACTTTTCGCGTTGTGCACCCCTGTAATTTCATTAACATCGTTTCATAAATCGCAATTAATTATTTTATTGTTGCGATTAATGGAACTTTAACGGTCGCTATTACAGGGGGCATCATGAGCAAGGTTAACGTTAAGCCCGTTCTGCTGAACGGGGAACAGATTCAGGCTCTGAAAACCATTCAGGAGAGGGAGCGCCAGAAGTCGGGCATGGGGATCGCGCCGTCAATCCATGCTGTTGCACGCAAGGTATTTGATGCAGGGCTGTCAAAAATGGAGGCTGGCCAGTGAGCTACTCAATCAAAATAGGGAAACACAGCATCGAGCTGGCGGGTTATGCCGGTAAGGTTGTTGCGCCAAATACTCAGATGGCCGCTTTATTCCGTGGTATGGCGGGGGAACTCACCAGCCTGAGGACAACGGCACAGCAGGCCGAAGCCGAGGCGGATTTGCTGGACGTTATCCGCAACGATCCGGATCTGAACGAACAGGCAAAAAACCGCAGGGCAGGTGAAGCCCGGAACCCGGACACGCTCAAAGACTTTACCCGCGGTGTGGCAGCCGTAAGCGAGCAGGCCGCAAACATTCTCGATTACCTGAAGAATAAGCTCGCACCGGTTAATCCCCTGGCATCTGATGATGTTCAGGGATTCATGCGTGACAGCGAAATGCGCCAGGCATTCGCAAGGCTGGATCGCCGCAGCCAGGAAAAAATGCTGCTGTCGATGCACAGTGGAAAGCATCAGGAGCTGGCGGACGCCTTACTAAGGGCGCACGCTGTGTGTTCGGGACTCGATACGGAACAGCTAAAACGTCTCGGCTTCTCCCGTATCGCATCAGAGAATGGGCAGGTGATTAGCGCGGTTGCCGATCTGGTCGACGCGGTAAGGAAAGACGTCGCACAAATTACAGCTGTCCGTACCTGGTATAACAATCTCGTATACGGGAAGAACGACGATCCATCAGACGTACAGCCACGCATGACCGGCCTTGACCAGTTAAGCGAACATGTCAGCGCGATGCTCAAAGGCAGCCAGCGGCAGGCACATTCAGAAGAGAAGCAGGCCGCCTGAGGGCGGCTTTTTTCTGCCCGGAGGGAAACATCACGATGCTATTAAGTAAATCAGCCTACGCCAGGCATATGGGCGTCAGCCGGCAAACTGTTTACGGCTGGATAGCCCGCGGTGAAATTGTAATTTCAGGCGATAAAGTGGATGTCGAAGCATCGCAGGCTAAACAAAATTCTGCTGGTGCTGGCGAACACCAGACTGAAATGACGTGGGCGCAGACCGCCGCGTGGGTATGGGGGCATGACGGCGGGAAAGATCTGCCGGCTGATATTGATGCTGGCCAGCGAATAGAAGCAGCAGCCGCTGAGCTGGGTTTTGATGTTCAGCACGAGCCCGCAGAGCAACTACTGATTCTCTTCCGGCTGGATGAAGAAACTCACAGCTTCTATGGCAAAGACCGTGCAGCAGGCGCTTTACGTTTTCTTCGTTCTGAGCTGGCTTACGTTGCCACAATGCACCCCGATACGCTGGATGACTGGAACAAAACTGGTTTAATGTCACTCTGCCTGCTGGACAGCGAAAAACTGTAAACCCCCCAGCCCCTCAAACTTGACACTTTTTCGCGAGAAACTGGGAAAAGTGTCAACCCAACCTAACGGATCCTGACGCCTGCGAACAGCAGCTACAGCAGAAGTGTAAAGGGCTGGCGTTGAGATTTGTTGAGCCTTGGCTGTTAGCTTTTGTTAATCCTGATGCGAAGCAGGGCAGGTGTCAGCCTGTTATGGTTTGTTATGCCTCACCAGAAAAGTGTCAGCCGCTGCCGCTTCAGAAAACTTCAGGTACACGAACTCGTGAAGGTGAGGTGTTAAGCACTCCCCCTTTGCAACCATCCTCGAGCCTCTTTCAGATCGCTGTTCTAGTTTGCCCTGACGCTGGCGTTCAGATTGAGTTGTCAAAAGTTGTCACCCACCGGCAGCGCAAGTGGGGATTTTTGGCAGAACGCGCTCTAAGTTACAGTTGCTTCAGTCTGTTAGTTTTTACAAACCGTATAAACAGTATTATTATTTGTTAAACAATAATGTTTTTTACATGATTTTCTCAAGTTAAAGTTAAGATTAAATGGCATGATTTTAATGATGTTTTTTATGAAAGGTGTTATTTTTAATAATTGCTCATGCAAATCAGGTGCAGAATGGAAACGTTTCATAATATTTTTTTGAAAAATCTTGATGGTTTTTTAGAGGCGCAGTCAGAATTAACAGATGACTTCGATTTAGAAGGGAAAATAAATAATATAATACCCAAAATAGTAGATATTATGAGATCTTCTTTAATTCGCTCAACAGAAGAAATGTTGAGTGAAAATCGCGCACGTTCGAAAGAGTTTTTTCACCAAAATCACGTAAAATGGGGGGATGGATTTGATTTACTTGAGGCAATGATAGTTATATGTACGGAGTCTGGTGCCGAGTTTAATAGTTCTTACAGACCAAAGGCTGTTTTAGATGATAATTTAGTCTTTGAGATTGTTGTTAGACACCACGCTAGAGCCTGTCAGATTTCACAAGAGATATTATGTCTTTTAAAACATGGGTTCGCAGATGCAGCACATGCTAGATGGAGAGCCCTACATGAAGTCAATGTCACTGCTATGTTTATTTCAAAACACGGCCAAGAATGTGCAGAGCGTTTTTATCTCCATGATGTAGTAGATTCTTATCATGGGATGGTTGAACATAAAAAATATGAACATAGACTTCAAGCGAAGGGGCCAAAAAATGAGGATGTTGATAAATGTAAAGAGCATTTCAATCTTCTAATTAAAAAATATGGCAAGAAGTTTGCTGATAATTATGGGTGGGCCTCCTATATTTTTCCTAACCATAATAAACTTGGTTTCGGTGCAATAGAAAAAGATGTTCAATTAGAACATATGCGTCCATATTACAAGTGGGCAAGTCAGAATATACACGCTGGCGCTAAAGGAATGAGAAACAGACTTGGTCTCTCTCATTCTTCAGATGATATATTATTGGTTGGGTCTAGCGATGCTGGGATGACTGACCCTGCTCATGCAACTGCAATTAGTTTAATGCAAATAACCACCACATTATTATCTATTGAGCCTACTCTTGACCATATTGTAGTGACCAAGATAATTCAAGAATATACAGATGATATTGGGGCCGCATTTGTGAAAGTTGATAAAAGTTTTGAATGAGAATTTGTGAAGTGTTTTGTTGAGGGTTGGTTATTATCTCGTTTTAACCATTAATATCAGGTTGATTGGCTCTTAAAAATAAAAATTAGAGTTTTGAGATCTAGCTTTGGTTTACATATGTAAAATAGTAGTAATATTTAGTTAACTTTATACTTAAAAAGGCAATGCCCATGATGTTTGCAGAAAGGAAAGAAAAAGTTGCAGAGTCAGGTGTTAAGCTCCTTAAGGAAATGGAAGCGATAGCATGTGAGATGCGAACTCTCATTGCAAGTATGCCGCCTGAAGATTTAATCGGATATATCT